TATTGATGATCTTTTTGCCTTGCTTGTTGTCAAATACTGGCATGTCAACGACTTCCAACATGCCAGTATCTGTATCCAAGGCAGCGATGCCCCCGGTAAAACCGGGATCCATGCCAAAGATAATCATCAGCCGAATAGCTTTTTGGCTGGGGTCTTTCCACCTGGAGCACCTGGTTGACCACTACCCGAAGATCCGTTGCCGCTGGCAGCACCACTTTTGGATTTGTTGCGGTCTTTGCCGTCGTTTTTGGCTTTCCAGGCTTCCATGAATTCACCAGGGTCGATCTCATGGCGGTACTCAGCCACAGTACGTCCTGATTCAGCGTGGAACGCTTTGTCGATGGCGTTTTCAGTGCGAGTTTCACCGGTGTTCTCATAAGCACCGGAGCTCTCGTTTTTCTTTTGCTTGTCGACGATCTGGCGCAGAACAGCGACTTTGATTTTCTGGCCAATCAAAGCTGTGAAAACCTGAACTTCTTGGTTTGTTTCTTTTTTGGCTTCAGCGTCATACAGCTTGATGGTCTTGGTTTCATCAATTTGCTCATTCAGGCCATCTTGTGTTGTCAGCAAGCAGATGTCGTCGATCGCTGTCCATCCCGGCAAAGGATGCCTCTTTGTCTTGTCAGTCTTGTCTACGTAAAAGTTCTCATTGTTGCGATTGGTAACGTAAACCGTCTCGCGGAGCTCTTTGCCATCAAGGTCAAGATGCAGCGTGACACTTTGTGCCTTGGAGGACTTGGACTGACCAGCGAATGCCAGCTTGATAGTTGCCTCATAAACGCCTGTGGCGATTGGGTCGAAGTTACCACCCAGGTAGTCAACAGGTGCTTCGAGGGATTCAGTTGAGAGGTCTTTGAACATACCCATATTGGGTCTCCTTGCGTTGGTTTGATATGGCTCACCGTGATTCGGTGTGGTGTGGTCTGACTTAGGCGTAGTAGGAAGCCAGATGGTCGAGAAGCATCTGCGCATCATTGTCCATATAGACCTGATTTGACGCAAACATGCCCATGGGAGAGCGTATGCGTTCGCCCACGGTCTCCTTGGTCAACTGGGTCTGAAAGACATGCTTGTAGCCTAGCGTTTCGTCCTGCTGTGTGATGTTCAGCAGTTTAGGATCTTGGTTCTCCAGATCCTTGAGGGTGACTTTTTTGGTAGATACCACCGTCGAGAAATAAGCTTCGATACCGTTGTTTTTCAGGGCACCCTTTACAGGGACCATGGTTTCCATCGTCATGGTTTTCTCGTTCAGATCTGAGCGAGTGTGAGCCATGAAGATTACAGCTTTGTCAGAGTTGGCAACATGAATCTGCATCAAGTTCTTGAAGTATTGCTGGTAATCTCCCCATGCTTTCATCGTGTTCTCTGCGTTCAACACGTACATAGATTCGTACATGTCCATCAGGAAGGTCGACGTGTCCACCGTGATGGATGTGTAATCGGTGTTGGAACCAGCATGATCAAATGCTTCATAGACCTGATGAGGATCTACAATCTTGTGGGCGCTGAACTCATTGCGGAATGGTAGACGCTTGCCTGCTTCACAGTTGAGGTAGAGATTCTTGGCTCCCCCTCGCATGTTCTGCAGACTGGCTGATTTACCAGTTGTGCTGGCGCCAGAGATCATCACCAGCTGGTCGTTGATGTCGTCAGTCATGGGTTATTTGACTCCTTATTTCAGGGTGTATTTGAGAGCTTGAAGCCAAAGAAACTGGCTCCAAGAGGTTTCAAGAGATCAGGTTATGCAGCCAAAGCTTGCAGTTTGCGGGCTACAGTCACGAGAACTGTTTTGCGCAACTCTACTGGCCCTAGAGGATCGGGCAACTGGTTATCAAAGTTAGTGACTTTTTCCTCAATGGTGACATAATCCATACCACTATCAACCAGAGCCAAGGCAAACTTAATCATTTGATTGTTGCGATCCCCGTTTGTCATACGGGTAGCAAACCACCGCTCAAGATTGTCGAGAGACCCAAGCTGAGTGATACCTTTATGGAAATCCTCGTTGTTGGATGTCTTGGGCACAAACGGTAGAATATCCAATAGCTTCTTATCATCAGGGGTGTTGTAGTGATAGTTGCCTGCATCATGTGTCAGCCATTTACGGCACCGTTGGTTGGCTTTTTCGTCTGTTGCAAAGGGTAGCCATTTCACAACGTTTTTCATGAACTCAACGTAATCATCAGAGTCGAGATTGAGCTCATAATTCATCGGCATGATCAGCCTGAAGCGGTTATTATCTGGGGTATGCCGCTTGGTGGTGTACGTCATAAAGGTGTAGTCACCCAGAAGATCATGTACGTAGGATAGAGGCACTCCCCCATCTACGTCGATGACCACCATGTTGAAGCCGGGCAGCGTGTTTTCTTCATTACGGTGGCCCGCTTTGAAAGAGTGGTTTGCCCAGTGGTAATCCTGCAGCTGTGTCAAAGTATGCAGTTGGTCAAAAGGAGCTTCGGCCGATTCATAGTTATAGGCAAAGTCTTCTGAGTAGGAGAGCTTCAACTCATCAAGATTGGTTTCTTTCAGGGTCTCACCTGAGAAAAGCTCGATGGTTTTGATGTAGGACTTCTTGATCATAATATGCTGTTTGTGGCCCCAAGCTGTGGCCATGGTCATCATATCCTGACGGTAAGAATTGGTTCCCTTATAGAATGGAAGGGCTTCAGACAGATCAGCATGGGTCAGATTTTTGCCTTTTTCAGCAATGTATCTGGCCAGTTTCATATAGCCTTTTTCTTGGGTCAGGATTTCCTCAAAAGCTTTCCCAGATTCTTCGACCAGCTTCATGGCAGCATGCAAATGATACATAGTGATTTGCATAGATTCATCTACGAACGCATAAGCGCCTGCCAGTCTCAGGGTTTTGTAGTACCTATGAGACAGTTCAGCTTTGCGGATGCCATCATAACGAGACATTCTATCGGCTTCCCGTTCACATTCTCGACGGTATTTAGTGAGCTCAATGCCAACATCATCTGGCAGATCGATGAGCCAATCATATTTGGTTGGGTCAGCCAAGTGAGAAAAGTGCATAGCCCATTTGTCGATCTGAGCTACGTTACCTGGATCGCTGAGGGCATTGTAAACCTCTTCATCGGTCATTTCTAAGGATGTCCGTCTGGGATGACCCATGGCAAAGATAGAGCGACGAGCCAAGCCAGTTGACAGCAAGCTGTTGAACATGGCTTCAGTTTTTGCTCCATCAAGTAAAGCATCATCCGTTCCAATCATAAGGAGATTGGCAGGTGTTTTACCTTCGATGGGTGTGGTTCGTTTATTGTCAGCTCCGTTTTTGGTGACTTTATCCTTGATCTTTCCTTGATCATACAGCTCAAGAAACGCATTGAGCGCTGCTTGAACACCTTCAAGGTTGGATCCAATTTCATCAACTTGCAGATTGATTGAGCCTACACCAGCCAGCAAAAGCTTCTGGCGGATCTGCTTGATTGCTTCAGCAGAGCCACTGTCAAAAACGAAGGGGTATGCCCCTGTTTGCTCGTACTCACGGTTCAATGCGTCGAACTCAAGCTGCTCTTCTGTGCCGTTATAGGCAGCCCGCTTGTTGGCAATTTTGAACATGTTAGATTCAGCCAGCATAGGCAACGTTTGCTCAGTGAAGACAGAACGAAAGTCCTTGAAAAAGTATTCTTCAAGGATTCCCAAGCTGTGGCCTTTTCCTGAACCAGAGCCTGCCAGAGCTACGGCATATGAATTCACCGGAATTTCTCCCCGGTCTTTGGTCATAATACGGGCACGCATAGTCCCCGCAGCAACAGACAGGAAATAAGCCACGATGACGCGGAAGAAAGCTGGGTCGTCATTTTGAAGTTTGACTGTCAGAACGTCGACAAGTTCCTCAACGGCCGGGTGGTGTTGAATGGTGGATAGATCAACCATGATCGTATAAATCCTTCTGGGTGCAGATCGGGAAGGCTGGGCAAAAATTACATGCTTTGACTTGACCCGGTATGGTGTGAATGACGCCTCCCCCCTTTCCCTTACCTGCTTGGTAAGCAATGGCTTCGGCCATGGTGTCCAATCTCTTGGTGCAGCGACCGTCAGTCTTGGCTGGGTTGGAATAGAATTTGTAGACAGGCTTTGAGCGCCAGAGCTCCTCATCCGTACAGAATGGGAGAGCCCCTTCTGCTTCGTTGGCATAGTTTTCCAGATCTCGAATGCGACCACGGATCCACAAATCTGTTGCATCTACAGACATCAGCTCTACGCGGTGCTGTAGAACACGTTGCTGGGGATATGTGTCGGACTGTCGAGCCATGGCCCGTGACCAGTCTGTGAAGATAAACTGGATGTTCATGTGATCTTCGGTAATCTTGTCTGGGTTCAGCCAACGATAGATGCTGCCTTGCTTGCTATAGTCATCGTCTTTGGATCCCATGGTGTAGGAATAGACTGATGTGGATTTGAAATCCTGCAGGACGCCTTCGATAACCATGTCGAATTTACCCGAGATTCTATACCCAAGAAAATCTTTGGTGGTACGCTGCTCAATCCAGATCGGGAGTATGTCATCAGTGTCTTCTGGAGGATTAACCCGGACTTTCTTGATAAGGCTGTCAGGGTAGCCAAGGTCACGTAGACCCTTTTGGTAGTTACCCTTCCAGGCACGTTCGATTCCGTCATGTATGGAGCTGCCAAGGCGTGAGGCGATGAAGTCTGACACGTCAGGTGTCTTGGCATGCTCTTCAGTAAGCCTTCCCCGTAGAATGATCTGGCGGAGAGGCTTCAGAAGCGACGTGGCCGAGATTGCTTTGTCACCCGGCGTGAAATCGTAATCGTCGGCAGCGAGCCAAACAGCAATGGGCAGGCTGACATTGGTAACATTGGTCAAGGTCATGTCGTATCCTTTGAATGAGAGTGAAAGAACGCTACACCACTTTACGTTAAGCGGTATAGTTTGCTTTGGTGTGGTGTAGCGTCTGTTGGTTCAGGAAGCTGGAGCTGTCTCTGTCTTTGGTTCAGCAAGTGTGGTGGCGCCGTGGAATTCTTCAGACTCCATCACACCCAGAGGGCAGATCGACATAAAGACGATGTCCCCAATTCGATCCTCTGTCACACCATTTTCAGCATGTATCCGAGCCAGAGCTGCCTCGTTAAAGGAAGCAAGCTCTTCACGGCGAATGTTCACCGAGTCTGTTTCCAGCATCACATTGAAGTGGCGTTGACGGGGCTCACCGGCTTCGTTTTTGTAGGTGGCCAATATGGCTGCCATGTAGAAGAATTTCTGTGTTTTTGGTTTTGTCTTGACGCTTTTAAGTTTGGTCATGCAGCTTCCTTTTCTTTAGATTTTGGGTTGAGATTGTCTGCGACAAGATCCTGTATCTCATCTGTCCCGGCCCCGTTTGGGATCGAGATTGGATTGGCCCAGCTGGGGAAGAAGATGTCGACTGCCCCACTCAGCTTGACCTGATCATGAGCAATGTCTGGATGGTCTTGCCACTCGACAGCTTTGACCAGGTGCTTGTTCACATACTGCAGTACGTCCAGATCATCTCTAATCAGGAAATACTGAGCATCGTGAATGTGAGCGATCGGCCGTATAGCAAGCCTGTGTTTACTGGCTCTGACTTTGAGCAGAAACTCAACAGAAGCCCGGCTGTTGAGAAGACACCAGGATTGACCCAGTGCATTGCCAGCAGTACGGCCCTCAGATTCAGCTTCATAAGGGGTGGCTCTGTTGCCTCGGATGACCTGTTTAAGCAAAGGCGTCCGAACCCGCAAACCAAATGCACCGGTGATGTAACCGACTTTGCTGGCTTCATCCAAGCGAGCAGCCACCCATTCATCGCTCTCTATGTAGAGCTCATGATACCGTGACTCGATCTCTTTGGCTTGCTCCAGTGCTAGATCACATTTGGCGACAAGGCCAATGTGAGTTCCCCCGTATGTTAGCAAAAAGGTTGGAGTCTTGGAGTCTTGCCTAAATTGCGGATATTTGCTGGCGATGGAGTTGATACTTTCCAGAGTGTTTTCAATGTCTGGCATTCGTTCACCGTAATAAGAAAACGCTCGGAGGCAATGTCCGTCGTAATTGTCCAAATAAACTTTTAGCTTGTTGGTGTCTTTGGTCGTGACGGCCGAGATCTTGTCTTCGAGTGAATCGAAGTCCAGTCCAATCATGACCCATCCAGGAGGAGCTCGAAAACACCCTTTGATGATCTTCGCATAGCGTCCTTTGGCTGGTAGGTTCTGCAAGTTGGGTCCAGACGAGCTGAGACGACCTGAGACTGTCCCTCCAAGGTTGAAGCTACCAAAGAGCCAGTTCCACCCATCTGGACCTATAGGAGCATCGAGCATAGGTGGCAGGAATGTGCCGTAGATCTTATCTACCGAGGCAAAATCCAACAGAGCATTGATCAGATCCTTGTGGTCCTGATTTTCTGTGTGGGCCTTCAGCTTAGCAATATCGTCTGCTTTGCATGATGGTAGCTTGGTGGCAGTCCGGGCCATGACAGGTAGGCCCATAAGCTCGTAGATCAGTCTCTGCGTTTGAGGTGGACTGTTAGGATTATACTCCTCTACAGCATCCGCCATAGAAACACGTTTGACCTTGAGCTCATCATTCCGCTTGGCAACCCATTCTTCATTGAGTTGGTAGGTAAACTCTTGAACCAGTTTGTTATCATGGATCCGGCGAAGCGCATCACTGCGATCATTTTCAATGAGAACAGCAGCTTTTTTTACCTCCTCCATATCCACAGGCATGCCTGTAAGCTGCATCTGAATAATGTCGACGATCGCTGGTTTGAAGAGGGTCTCATAGATGTCCAGTTGATCATCGGCTACCATCTGATCCCAGTGCTTACGCCGCACGAACCACGTAGACAGAGTGTCTACCAGATTATACTCGAGCAGCCTGGGCAAAGAAATCTTGGTGATGTCTTTGATGTTCTCCACGGCATAGTTGCCAGCATATTCCTGAGCCTGAGCTTTGAGACCTAACTCATTACCGGCACAGGTATTGGTGGCCAGGTATGCGATGAGCTTGGTGTCATCCCAATCTCTCAGCATGATCTCAAGACCAGTGAGCAAACCCTCTGTGTCCAGGATGTCTTTCATGAAGAGTTGATAGATCAGGACCGTCACATCGTAACTGATGTGGTGATAGGTCATAGTCTCTTTGAAATCCTTGAAGAACTTCAGAAGTAGCTTGCGCACAGCTGCCGGGTTTTCCGACAGATCCACCGGGAAAGATATGCCTTCAGTTTCAGACCAGGCAAAAGAAATGGTGCCAATGCCTGCATCATAGTGCTTCAATGAGAAAGCTTCGATGTCACAGGTGAGAGGCTTACGCATCTCGATAAGCTTCTGGAGCCAAGCAGCAATATCAGCAGTGGTTGAAGGGTAGGCGCTGAAATGGATGATGTTGCATCCTGGTTCCCGGTAGACGCCTTTACGGTGATCCCAAAGAGCATCTAAAGCTTGTTGGATCTTGGCTCGAACAGGACCAGGATTGTAGAAGGTTTGGCGATAGTTAGGAGCAAAAATCACATTGAACTGCCCAGCCATAGAGGCTGGATAGGTGTTGGGAACCACATACCCTAGATAGGGCTCTGCTTTGGTCAATCCGGTGAGAGCTTTGAAGTAATCACCGTCGCCAACAATCACATATTGGGTTTGTAGATTGGAGAGCACAGGCAAAAGGCTGTCCAAGTATTCCTTCATGACAGTCATGGAAGTTTTCTTGCCAGTCTTGTGGAGCTCGTAGGCAACAACATCTATTGGATCCAGAGCGATAGGGTCTAGGTACTCTCGCTCCATGTCACCTTGATGTAGTTTAGGAGCCAGGAAAGCGATTGGGTATGTGGATTGCTCAGGAAGAGAGAATGTCTGAAATCTCACGATAAATCCTTTCAGATCAGTATTCTATGTGTGTAATACTGAAGCATTAATGGCTCTGCGATACGGTACTGGTGCAATTGCAGAGCAGAATTTCGGAGAGTCCAATACGGTTCTTTGAAGCGATCCAAAGAAGCTGTGTCAGTAAGCGTATCTCGCAGCATGTCAGGCAAGGCGTCACGTACATCTTGATAGCTTTTACATGAGCCTAAAAGGAGTGAGAGAGCCTGCGTTATACGTTGTGCATCATTTTGAATCTCTGTTCGGGAGGCTAAGTATGCCATGCCCTCAGACTTCAAGGTATCATGGATTTGACGCTTGGGGGCACTCTTGGACTGGGAGCCTACAAGATCTGTGTGGTAAATGCCGCCTAGTAAAAACCCATTAGCGGGGTTTCCCAAAGCATGATTGCGTTCTATCAGGTTTTCTTTTTCCCGTAAAAGCATGCGTTCACGAGGGTCAGTCAGGTTATCTGAAATTGCCCTAATGCTGTTATATGCTAAGCTACGGACGCTGTTTGCACCGATGGTTTGGTTTGTGTGGTAGGCCATGAAAAATCACCTCCTGAATAACGATTTGGAAGTCGCCCAAAGAGAAAGATGCGACTTGTTGGACGAGAAGCTGCCACGAAAAGCATTCGAGCGACTTGGTTAGCATCGAAAGAAGTTCCAATATTACCCAGGTCAATGAAGACAGTTTCATAGGTACTGCCTTGAGCTTTGTAAGCAGTACAGGCAGCCTTATCTCTCAGATCAACACACTGATTTTTAAGCTCAAAGAACTCTTGCCAGCGCTTTTTCTTGGCAAGTATTTTGAGGCCCATTTTCCAGCGTTCTTGGTTCTCTGGAAGGTTGATTGTCATGGGTACTTGAGAGCCAGCTACAATGAGAGTGGCTTCATAATAGCCAATAGGGATCCCGTCTGTGAACAACGACCCATAACCACAGGATTCTGCGATCGAGCTGACGGTAAGAATTTCCACTTCCCGCTCGACGCTCAACATATCCTTACCGTTCTGGTAAGTTTGAGCGACCACAAGAATATCACCCGCTGTGATTTGCTCCGGAAGTCCGCGGATCTGGCGGATATACTCGTTGTAGTCCCCTACCCTTTCGTTAGTGTAGCAAAGGATGCGAGCAGATGGGTTGAGGTCTTTGGCAAAGTAATGATCCAACGCCAATGGCATCTCTTCTTTGTTCAGATATTCAACTGATCCTGGCGCTTCTTGGATGCGAAAGAATTCACCTGTCTCAACTGTTTGTCGTAGCTGAGTACAAAGATTCATAAGATCAGGGGAGTCTGCATTTCGAATAGGTTGGCTCAAGAAGACGAAATTCTGAGGATCGATGTTGGCATAGATCGGCGACAGTGCTTCCGACACAGGTGACATCTGAGCATGGTCGCCAACGAACACTACTTTTGAGCCAGGTAGTGTTTCCCAGATCAGGTCATAAAGCTTGGAGTCGATCATGGATGACTCGTCGATGAAGACAATCTGAGGGCGCTTAGGCTGCCAGTTTTTTACCTTCTCGATGTCAGATTTACCGGTCTTGTAATTGTCTTTGACCTTCAAACCCAAGAAGCTGTGAATGGTCTGAACTGGCTTACCAAGACTGAGCTCAAGAACTTCAGCAGCTTTGTTGGTGGTGGCTGTGAAAGAGACAGTGTCATAAGCTGGTGTGGTTCCCATAATCTTGCAGCTGTCATGATATTTTTGCATGACGTCATTTGCGATGTGACCCATGAGAAAGGTCTTACCAACTCCAGCCCCACCTGAGAGAACGAAGTCTCGCTTTTCATTGTGGAGAAAGAGGAAGAATTCGTCAGCACCAGCTTTTTGATCGGATGTGAGTGAAGTTGTCATGTTACCAGTTCCTGTCTTTGACCATTGGGCCAGTGAAGAGCCATATTTCTTCTGATGGGTCCCAATGGGCATCAAAGAAGGCTTTGAATTTTGTACCCATGCTGCTCTTGACTAAGTTGGGTACATCTTTGTCATGAATTTGATCCTCGAACTCACCGGCTTGGTCATAAACAAGCCAAAATGGATCAGTATCTACAGGGTAAATAGGACGCTGCACTTTCACGATGCGGTTGATGTTAGACATGTGAATTTCCTTGGTTCAGATCAGACTGCTTTGATGCGACGAGCTCGAGCAGTTTTTGCGGGGGTGAGTGTGGCGTGCCACGTGTCGAAGGAGAGCACTCCAGCAACGGGATCGATGTCGATCTCTTTCCACATGGTCTTGGAGGCACTTGTGGCCCCGTGCTTCATCAGACGGATGTAGGAGTTGGTTCCGGTTTTTGCGTAAAGGCGATCTTCAAAGATTGATATTGGCGCAGTCTTATAAACGCCACCTTGAGAGAGAAGCGCGTTGCTGTTTTCGATGGGTGCGAAGAAAGACATGGTTTACTCCTTGAGTTGTATTTGGTGATATTTAGTCCCGAAAAACGCCGTTCGGTGTGATTTGTTGCGGTGTGGTGTGATTTTTAACGTGACAAAGTCTTTATTGCGTGCATAGGGTTAAGTGGGAAAACTGAAGCACATGAGGTATTTACTATGCCAGTAATCACATTCGCCTCCTCCAAAGGAGGTGCAGGAAAGACGACGTCTGCTATCATTATGGCCACAACACTTGCCAGGAACGGTAATGTTGTTGTGATCGATGCAGACCCAGCTCAAAGACTTATGTCGTGGGCTGAAAAGGGACCACTCCCTGAGCGCTTGAAGATCATCACATCCAAAGGCGAACGCTTCATCCATGATGAGATTTCTGATGCTTTGGCTGTAGCCAAGTATGTGATCATCGATCTCGAAGGAGCAGCAACCAGGACCAACGCTTATGCCATGGGCGAGAGCGATTTGGTCATTATCCCGATGGGGGATGATCAACCTGATGCTGAAGGTGCCATTGAGACGCTCGCACAGGTGGCCCTGGAGGCACGAGCGCTTCGCCGGGACATACCGGTACGTATTCTCTTTGCACGCACTCAGGCGGCCGTAAAATCGCGTTTAGCGAAGTCTCTGAATGCTCAAGTGAGAGATAAGGTTGGCAGCTTCACGACTGAGCTGCATGCCAGGACGGCTTATGCATCGCTTCATCACTTTGGAGGAACGCTGCATTCACTCGATACTGTCGAAGTGAGTGGCGTTGCCAAGGCGATCGCAAATGCTGAGCTTTTTGTAGAAGAAGTGCTTGGAATTATGGAATGGGCCGCAGAGCTCAAGACACCAAAGACCCTGAAGGAGAACCACAATGGCGCGTAAATTAGACTTCACACCTTTGGACATCGAAGAAGCAACGGACATCAAAGCTCGAGCCAAGGAGACTGCAAACCGTCGTTGGGCTAGCAGGGATCCTAACCCCGTGGTTCAAATGTCTATCCGCATGCACGCTGAAACCTACGAAGGATTTCAGGAGCTGCGTAAACGTGAACGCAGAACTAATGGGGAAATGTTGGAAGTGTTGATGGAAAGCTATTTCAACAAGGCCCGTGGTGCAGACAAACCTGGGACATAGCTCTCCATCTAGCCTCTGCAGAATATGGAGCCTTCTGCAGAGGATCTCTTTTCCCCTGCTTCTTAACCAGTGTAGGTGTGATTTGGGATGGTTTGGCGGTACTGGATCCAGCCTTTGAGGTTTCCGTGTAGACTAGGTTCGGCCCATTCACGCCTGAATCCAACTTTACCAGGCTCTTCTTGGATTGCCGTGTAACTAAGCGTATCAGGGGAAGCACTGTGCTCCAAAGGTGAGGCATGCACACGGTCAGAACTGACTAGGCTGTCATACCGTTCCAGCTCTCGATCGTATGATGGATCACCATCGAAAGGTTTGTAGCTGATCCGGGCACAACGAGCGGCTGAGATTTTGCACAACCATTTGTTGAATGGATCCATACTGTCTGGAAAGATTTCAGCACCTACTTCTACATCGTTTATGTCTATGTAGGGCAGGTGCCATTCTCCTGGCTCCAGCTCGTTTACTCTGGCCGCATCGATTGCCTGTTTGAACAGACGAGCCAGATCAATGATGTGAGGCTCTGCGTCAGCATGGTCACGTAGCCAGAGGAAGTTGTCCCATTCATTTGCTGTGATCAGGGTGTCCATCCAGGAGAATGGTTCCAGCAACCGGTTGGGGTTTTGCTTGTGATACCCAGCGTTCATAAAGGCTTCAGCAGTTGATGCGGCAGCGTCACGCGCCTCAAGCCATGCTTGTTCGCGTGTTAGCTTTATAGGATTTTCATACGCATCCTGCCCACTGGCATCAACGTGTTCGTCACATTCCTTGTCAGCCTGCATGCCTTTCTGATTGGCTCCCCAGTGCCACGGCACATAGGGAATGGTGCGAACCTCGTTCAGCATGGTCTTCACTGGCACAGCGCGAGAACTGCGGGCGTTACGGCTAAACACACGGTGTGTCATGACCTCACCATGGATTGGCCGAGGGTAGCGCATGCGGATTGTGTAGAGGGGCTTTTCATCAGGCATGTTAGCCTGGCGTGAAGCTAAGATAACTTCGACCTGCATCTGTGGCTGACCAGGGTGTATGAAGATCTGGTTCATATTTCTGCCTCCGGTGGTTTGGTTTGATTTGGTGTGTCGGTGGGAATGCGGGCAAGAATATATTCTTGGCACCTATCCACAGCTAAGTCATGTGCCTGATCTGTTTGTTCAGCGTCACGAACGCAGACGCTCATGCCCCGAACCTTGTTGCAGATTACAGCCGCATCCCGCAGCCCTCGCGCATATCCCCGCGCCTCGGCCTGCATCTCGGGCAGGGCTGCGATGATGGAATCCGCAGTCAATTCAGGACGTGCGCCGTCAGTTTGCCAGATCACGGCCGCAATCTTGTCTCGTAGGTTATCCATATCAATCTCCAATTTCGTGGCATGTGTTGCATTGAATTTCGTCAGGCCCACTAGGTCTGTGCCATCGCTCCATCACTCCCTTGCACGGCTTAGGCCAGTATCTGCGCTCGGGGTAACGCCCGCAGCTCTCGCCTTCCTTGGTTCCGATAGGATCTGTCACGGCTCATCTCCTTCTCTTTTATATTCTAATTCTAAGATTCAGGGCTGAATTGGATAACCATTACAGTTGCTTAGGGCGCGAACTATGAGGTTTTCGGGGGGAAATGTGAGGTTTTCGGGCACTACTATGAGGTTTTCGGGCACGAACTGTGAGGTTTTCGGGGAGCTTTAGTACCAGACCAGCTACTTATCCACAGAGTTATTCACAGACTTATCCACAGGGTGAATGACCCGAAAACCTCACAGTTGAAGTAGCCTCGTGACAGCGAGACCACCCTAAAAAACCGAAATAAAGGGTTAAGTCTTTATACGGTTCTTCTTGGTTATTCGCGCAACGGAGGGAGACGGGTCAAATACAAAAGAAGCTTGTCCAGAGGTACGTGCTTTGCGGTCGCTCTTGGTGTTGCGTATCTCAGCAAACGCAGCTTCGCTTTCTTCTGGGGATTTCAACCACCATCCAATGCGAATACTGGTAACTTTTCTGCCAGTTTTGATCGGTAAAGCTGAGATATTGAAGGGAGCCAGTGCGTTGATGTCTGCAATACAGGGCTTGATCACATGCTTGTTGAGTTCCCCGAAAGCTTCATACTTACCTTCTTCGACACCCATAAGACCTCGAAATTCTCTAAGAGTGAGCATCTGTGAGATCTTGTGAGAAAGACCTGCCCACTGGGCCAGGTTCTCATAGAGAGATACAGAGTATTTAGACGACAGAGCCATAAGGATAGGTAGGGATATTTTACCCCAAATAGTTGAATCATTGAGGACGTCTATCAACCGTCTATCAAAGCTGTAAGTTAGGGTGCCGCTGGGTCGATCAGGGCTGTCCATGTCGTTACCCCCTAAGAACTGCACACGTCTTATAGTGCCGTCAGGGAGGTACATAGTAATGAGAGTTTGCATAAGGTTTACAATGGCTTCAGTGGCCATCTCGTAACCTTTGTGACCTTCTGTGCAGAGCTCAGAGATCTCAATTTTGTAGTCTTTGCATTCTTCAATACCGTCCAAGTGAGCCTTATGCCAAAGTATGGTTATGGCTCGTCGGGAGTTGAGAGACAGGCTTTGATGACCGGTGATGTGGATCAACTCGGTAGGCTTGAATGACTGATCTAATCTGGGGATGAGGTTTATTACACGCATGCCATCAACGTAGATTGAGTGCGTAAATTATGAAAGAGTAAATATGAAAGGGGAGATGCAAGAAACTCACATCTCCCCGAAAACCTCATAGTTGGGTTTCAATCAGGAGCATACTGTTCTTGGAAGTGTGATTTGTAAGTGTAGCCAGCTCGTGTCTTGTCAGCTTGGAGCCAACCTTCATTGACGAAGGTGTGACAGTATCGACGTATTGAATCGTCAGAGAGGTTGAGGATTTTGGCAAGCTCTGCTGTTTTGATGTTGCCCACACGAGTTTCGAGAAACTCTCGTAGCTGCGTGCGCTTGGCGCTTTTGCGTAGCTTACGTGTAGGAAGCTCTGTTAGATGAAGGGGCATATGCCCTTCTTTTATACAGAGTAGTTTATATTCCAATGCATATTCTTGCTCACTTTTGAGTAATTCTGTCAAACTATACCTCATTTAGTGCTTTAGAGCGGTGTGGTGTGGTGTGACTTAATATGACTCAAGGTACGTCTTAATAGCAACCCCTTGTGGGATTGTATTGTACATCAGATTATCCGCTTCCTGATTATCTGCATGGGTCATAGCCAATGATTCTTCATTCTCCTGCTGAGCTTTGTGTTGATCCCAGCAGTCTGGGCAACTGGTTCTGGTTCCAGGGTCTGTGTAGAGCCGCCCACGTTCAGATACGCGGCCGGTTCCGTTGCAAGTGCGGCAGATGGAGTGAGTCATGGCGCGTTTTCCTCTAGGGCTATACGGGCCGGATTGGCTGCAAAATCGCGTTTCCGGTATCGTTCATGCACTGGATGATCTGAGGGGTATTCTTGCCGAATGTATTCGTCGATTTCATCACGGCTTTTGGCCAGCGCTTCTCGCAAACGCTTGATCTCTAAATCATGCGCAGCACAGGGATTCCAAACAGGAGGAGGGTTACGCAAGTATTCTTGCATTTCCGCTATCTCCTTCCACGTTCGGGTTCCAGCCTGTCGCCAGCTCATCACGGTAAGTTTGTTGAGCGACAGAAAATCTTCCATAGATTCTATTTTGGCGTGGCTGAGCACGTTTGCGGTTCGGACTGACCACTCCAGGTTGGCAACTGAAAAGTTGGGGGTCTGGTCAGTCATGGTTTGGACTCCGGTTGAAGCTGCTCTAGCAGCGTTGCGGACGGCGTGTAGCGCACTGTTGGGCAGTTGGATCCCCCACTGTTGAGCGCCCAACTCCCTGCTATAAAAACGATTACGGAAAGCGCGATGACCGAGGTATTAAGGAGTATGATTCTGCTCATGGCTTCACCCCCGCTAAGGCAACGCGGATTCCTACCCCAACCCGATGCCCCCACATTGCCATAGTTCGGTTGTCAGAGACGCTAACGCCATGGGCCAATTCATTCGCATCACCCAACGCCTCCCGCAGCTGCTTTAACTCAGCTCCCAGGGCGTCGATTTCGTCCTCCATGTCACGGGCCTGCCGGGGCTTCCCGCCTTTGCCAATGTATGCGTATGACTGCGTGGGACGAGTGTTGGATTCAGTACGGTCCAGGGCGGCGGCGAGAGCAACCTTATACATACCCTCGCACCTATGCCGGGCAGCTTCTTTTTCCCAAAAAACGCCTTCCTCTGGACCATGTAGCAATGAGCCGCAGTGGTTGCAAAGAACTACATCGTTTGTCAGATGGCTCGCGTTTTCAAACGTTACCAGTTTTAGCAAAGCGTATAGGTCCGGTGTGTCAGTCATGGCTCTATTCACAGTGGTTCTCCTTCAAATACAGCGTCCACAGGCTTGTCTGCTTGGTTCTGATATTTGCCTTCGTACTGCCCATCTTGAGCCATCTTAGTGAACAGCACCTGAGCGATGCCAGCACCGGCAGGGATCTCGAGATATTCATTGGCGTGATAAACCAACTCAAGTGTAAGGAACCCATTCCAGCCTGCTTCGATCACAGTGTTGAAAACCGACAAACCCTTGCGAGCCCAAGTTGATTTGTCATGAACCACACCCACCAAGTTGGTAGGCATTTGGAACTCATCGATTGCAGAAGCTTTGATGAATTTGCCTTTGTCCGCCAGCACACCGTTGACGTAGATGCAGTTGTTCTCTGTGAACACAATGCGCTGTTTGATGCGGATGTCGTATCCGGCTTCAGCCAGACCATGGGACACACCGTTGCTACGCTCTTTGGTACTAAGCATGTTTTTGATGGGGGCTGCCTGTAAGAGATAATTCCCGTTGATGATCATTGCTGTCTCCTTGGTTCAATTTGATTTGGTGTGGTGTGATTGATCAGGTGCCAGTGGGTCTCAGTGGGTCTCAGTGGGTCTCAGTGGACCCTGACAGCTCCAGACTTTTGCAAGAATGTTTGGTAGTATTGAGTACGGCAGACTTGCATCACAGTAGAAAACTCTTCGGTCGTCATGTCCCCGTCAATGTAAGACTTGAAGCTCTTGATTGTGAAAGCCGTGTTTTCAAAATCCATTTGACGTAAGGTCTCAAATGAGAAGATCATGTACTGAAGCAAAGCATCTGCTGTAGAGCAGTTATACTTCTTTGAGAACTGGTTGATAGCTTTCGAAAACTCACGCATTTCTTCGTTTCCAGATGGATCTGGTTTATCAGTCATAGGCATCTTTCTGTGTTTGGTGGAGATGACCGGGCGCGTGGTCCCCGGCACGGTGTAGGGATCACCCAACACCGTCTGCCAACCGCTTGCAGCTTCCCCGTAATTGTTAATTACAATGCAGCTCAGATTTGATGGCGATCCATATGGACCTTGGTTCCAAAAAGAGTCTTGGCTCTCTTGTTGTCGAGGACTATCCAAAGGACTGGAACTCCAGGATCTGGAGTCATAGGATGACAGAATAAGTCACTAAAAACAACCGCAGCTGTAGGAAGGTGCTTTGAGATGTGCTTTTGAACGCAGTCCAAAGATGTGCCTCCTCGCCCATGAACTACGATCTTTTCAAACGCTTGACCCTCTGCAAACTCGTAGACATCTTGGATCTCTGTATCAAATGTGACCAACGTCAGTCTCTTAGGAGCAAGACCTTCATGGATGTATTTGACTTCAGAGTTGAACCGCAAGATTTCGTGATCTGACACTGAGCCAGAAATGTCCAGATAATAGATGAGATGTTCAAGACCATTCTCTCCTTGCAGAGAGGGTAGGTACTCATCCTCGTACCGCCGAGAAGGGCGCTTCCAGGAATAGTCATCGTTGCTCATTTCGTTCATGAACTTGTAGAGCAGAGTCTCCCAGGGCAAAGTAGGATTGAGAAAATCCTCCATGATCAGCTCAGTCTCTCCAGGTATGACCCCAGCTTCTTGAGACATTTTGCTGGCTTGGATGGCTTGAACAATCTTGTTTTTGACGTCAGACTCTGTGCCTGGTTCAGGCTTACGAAGATCGCCGCACAGGGTTGGAGTGTTGCCTCCTGGCCCACCACCAGTTGGATCAGGGGGTACGTTAGGATTGCCTGTTTTTCCATCTTCAGGGCAGATCTCAGCCATGAAAGGAGGTGGCGTGTACCCTTCAGCTTTAAGCTTATCATAGACCTGCTCTGTCGACATGTTCTCATACTGTGGATCCATGCAGCCAAATTCGAGACCTTTGAAAGAGAACCCGTCTTTGATCATCTTGAGATTGATCACATGGTCTGCAGCAATGTTCCAAAGTTCTGGATCCCGGCCGTCAAGTCGAGGCATGTGATCGAAGCCGGTGTGCCACAGCTCATGACCCAGGAGCGTCACACGAGTATCACGTTCCAAATTCATGAAGAACCAAGGATTAAAAGCGATTGTTGACCCGTTGCACCATGCTGTTGGAGCTGTGACATCCCACTGAAAGTTGTGGTTGCACAGAAGGGAGCCAAGAAAACCAGCTCCCTTCATGGTGAACAGAAGACCCTTGGTTTGGGACAACCATTTGTCGAGGATCCGCTGCTCAGGAAGAGGTGGTAGATCAGGGTAGCCTGAAAGGTCAGGCAGCGGCGGAAGTTGTGTCATGGGAATTATCCTCATCAGGGTCTGTAAGGAACTTCATCAAGTGGAGAGTGCTCTTCGCATACAGAGGGTGCTTGAACAGGGTCTTGTCCCGCTTCACCAGATTCCGGAAGTAGATGACCTGGAACTCTGGAGAGAGACGCACGGTGTATTTCACGATTTCCTCGAAGTCGCTGGTTTTGAACTTGTCGAGCATCATAGTGATGACCGCAAAGCAGGTGCTGGCTTCCCGAGGGATCTCAATGTTCTCTGGATCCTTCAGTATGGCTCCATAGCTGGGCAGCTTGTCATATTCCTTGAGGAAAGCTTTCAGCTCTACAGCGACACCGTCCGAGAGTGTACCAGCGAGAAGGGGCACATTGATCTCACTAAGGGATTTGCCTTTGATCAGCTTGGATGCAAATTCCCATGTCCGAGGGCAAGCAAACGTCCGGTCATTGTGATCAGGCTTGAAGCTGTGCAGTTTGCTTGGCTGGAACTCCAGGAAACCCAAGATGCGGTGATCGATCCCGGCTTTGACTGCATAGCTCATGAAGTCAGTGTGGCTTGCTTCCATCTCGATATGGATCAAGCGAGATTGCATGGCTGTGCTCATTGAATTCACAATGGCCCGGTCCCCAGAAAGGTTGCCTGCGCAGACAATGAAGCAGTTTTCATGCAGCTGGGTTTGTCCAACCATTCGATCCAAGACAATCTTGTAAGCCGATGCTTGCACGGCCTTGGCGGCCGAGTTGAACTCATCCAGCAAGAGGATCCAACCTTGTTTGCCTTCAGGCAGTGGGTCGTTCTCAGTGGGGAACATCTCGAAAGGTGCGAAAGCTGCACGCATTTCAGCGCCTTCACCTTTGCGCATAGGCAGGCCCATGAGATCTTCAGGGGCACACTGGCTCAGACGAAGGTCGATCAGCTCCAGGGAGAAGTCTTTGGTGATTTGCTGAACGATGCTTGATTTGCCAAGACCAGGGCTCGACGTCAAAAAAGGAACGAGATTAACCTGCATGCACTCGATGATAGCTTCACGAGCTTTGCTTGGTGTGAGGGGGAACATAGTCATGAAGATCATTCCTTAATTTGATGAGGTTTGGTTTGGTATGGTGTGAGATGGTATTGCAGTAGAAACCCATGTGAATTCAATTTGGGTTTGTACGATGAAATCTTTGCTACATTCGGAGCAAGAGAAAGTGTGCTCACCTTCTCTGTAGACGTCTGATTGACCGAGATCAGGGCCACTTTCATGGAAATATTCACAGTAGGGGCAATGAACACCTTCATTGCTTTCTGTACCGCCGTCACCGTTATTATATTTGTGACTGACTTCTCGATTATGCTTTAGCATCAGATCAATATCAAACATGGTGACTATCCTTGGATGTGGTGTGATTTGGTTGGGTTCAGTCTGTGCGTTTGCCGTAGCCGTAATCTATAGCGATTGGAAAACGCAGCATGCCATCAGGGGTGTATCCAAAGAAGCGGACAGTAGCCCAGTCAGGTATTTGCTCTGCCCAGAGTTTGGTCAGGGTTTCTTTGGTTCCACGTAGAGTTGCTTCGCATGAGTTACCATTTGGCAGTGTTACTGTGACGGTTTTAGTGCAACCAGCCCAGTTACCTTTACCTTCTGACATATCATCAACAGGAAACTCTTCAGTCATGAAATCCTTGCGCTTCATCAGGGAGTTGGAGCGCTTGTTTTCATAAGGGACATGAGCCAAACGGATCATTTGACCTTCATAGCCTTCTTCCATCCAACCTGAATAGTAATTGTCGAGGATGTTTTCTGACATAACGAAAGCAGTTGGCACAATCTTGATGCAATCATTTGCTCCAGTCAGTGTGCTGTAAACATCTTGAATACGGGATCCAAAAGCTTTGTATGAGCTGGGAATATCATAGACATGGTACTGGATTGATTTTGCAACTTCGATGTCAGCGCCTTTGGGATTGGCTCGACGAACAGCTCCAACAATTGCATTGAAGTTGTCTTTCAGATCATGGTTGTAGAGCTCCCCGTCCAGGATCAGATCTGGTTCGTACTGGAACAGTGGAACCAAGGCGTCCCAGATATGGGGCACAGCCAATATGGGCTTGCCTGAGCGTGTGAACAGCCCGTCAGCACGTGCTATGCAGCGGATGCCATCGAGCTTGGGTTGAGCGTACACCCCTTCATAGAGGTCGACCTTGGACTTTCGCTTGTCCCAGTCAGTGGCCAGCATGGGTTTGGTGAATGCCAGCTTGTCGATGGCGTTTATGTCGCGGAAGTATCCCGACCGAAGCTTGAGCTCATAGGCACTGTCAATCTCAGATTCAGCTTGAGAGAGAGATGTGGTGGCGTTGGCCCGGCCGACGTTCTTGGGAGCCACGCGAGTCCATTCAGACTTGGTAAGCGCACCTCCATCAATGCCTGAAATGGTCCGAAATCCAAAGACTTCATTAGACCCGGATCCATCTATACCTGTATCCATGTACCAGATACGTACTTCACCTTTAGTGCCACGCTTATAAATAGGAAAACGCCAATAAAGAATTTCCATGTGACTACCCTTCTTGGGGCTTCATTGGCTGGATCAGCTCTTCTTCGACCCGGTGCAGGTAGACCGACACAGCAGTCGACAGGTCTTTGAGAGGAGCTTCATTGGCCAGGTTCAGAATGGTGATGCGAGTTGGTTCAACCGAGTCTGGGTTGTGCTCTGACTTCACCGGTTCAACTGGAGCCTCATCGCCATAATCAACCGGTGTGTCACAAGCCAGGAATGCCCCGATATGGTTGATGGCTGGCTCCATGAGCTTCCATATGTCATCCGTCGTTGCGTTGTTAGCCTCAACTGATTTGGCGAGTAGGTCGATGATCTCGATGATCTTCTGCACCCGCTTTTCGTTGGTTCCAGTGAATAGGGTCATGTGAGCTTCCCTTCGGTAAAGAATTTCTTTTGACGACATAAATTGTCGAGTAGTTTGCGGGTGCGATCAGTTGGATCAGCAAGCATCATCATCTGAAGCGCGTTGATCAGGATCTCGGCTTCTTCATCTTCAATCTTTGGAAGCGCATAACCTTTGTTGGGAAGGTCTATGAACTCATCTGTAATATTTGGCTGATGATTTGGAGTAATGCTAATTATTTGCCGATGAATTGAACCATTCATGCGTAATAGTTGAGCTTCATGTAGAGCTACAGATTCTGGGTTTTCTTCTCTGTCGGCAGCTTCAAAAACAGTACATATTTCATGAATGGCTTCGTCCAAAGAAGCTGCCTGAATTTTCAAATTAACTACATGAGGGACATTGAATGCTAATTTGACGTAATATAATTCAGTTTTACTGGATCCTGTCATGCCGGTACTTCCCCTCTGATGTGCTTAAATTGGTTTTCCAGATCGGTGATTAAGACAGCCAGTCCATCACTGGGATCAGCCAAATAGAGGAACCGTAGAGCTTTAAGTGTCAGCTCTGGTTCATTCTCTTTAGCTATATCCATTCTAAAAATGCCATTGGGTATTTGATAGTTGACATCTAATTCCCCATCATCATTATCATTTTCTGGAACCCAGTTGGCTCCTGATATTGAAGCATCCAGAGGTGTCATGTCGAAGTCGTCTGATCCACCACCACTACCTTCAAAGTTTTCTGTGAGGTATTCGGTAGTAATCTTTGAAAGAGCTTCTTCGAGGGTAGGTGCTTCGGCATCAACAGTCCCATAAGCACGAACATCCATGGCCACTGTGAAAGTGTAATCGGTCATAGGTACTCCGTGATTTTGAGGGATTTATCTGCGTATGAAGCTGCGAGCCATAGACTGAAGAGCCTGGTTCATCGCAGCTGAATCATTGGTTTGAAGCCCATCAAGAAAGGCTTTCCAAGCGGTGTCAGAGCTCATGTGGTGTCTCCGGTATCGGTGAGGTTGATTGGGGCCGGTCTGTAACCCTGACCGGCGAAGGGGACAGTTCACACGTCTGTCAGATGAGTCCGTTGATTTGGGCTAACGGTGCCTTTAAGGCCCAGGGGTATATGCTCTAATCCTTATGTCGTTATGCCAAAGTTTGTACTCTGGACGATCATGTTTGGAAGTCTGCATAGTCTTGTTGTAAGGGAATTTCGAGCATTGCTCGTTGAGCATACGTTTTAGATTTAGGGAAGCGTTTATGTAAAAACTTGAGCTTAATTAACCAGTGTCATTAGGTTCAACCTCCTGAAGTTATGACGTAAACAAACATATCAAAGCTCAGCGCTTTGAGTTTTAGCGGGTGGTCGAGCCTGCGATGGGCAAGCATATGCCGGGGTTAGCGGCCTTGCCTGTCACTGGTCTTGAACCAATGGGGATTCTCCTGGGGAACGGCCCAGAGTTCACACCCAAAAAACAGGATGACGGTCTAACCCCGTCCTGTGAACTTGGATCACAATAAAAAATGACCCCTCCCGTGAGGGAGAGGCCAGTTGTCAGGTTGATCTGGGACGAAGATCAGTATTCATACGCTTTCACGATGGATCCATCAGGATCACCGGCATAAACAGACATGATGAAATCACCAGGATAGAACATATCTTTCATTGCACTCTCACTCAGTTGAAGAGTGTTACCTGCATCAGTGATTATGTGTAAAACGGTCTCATGTACGTAATCACAGCTCATGGCAAAAATCGCACCATTTCCAGTGACTCGTCCATCTTTGGTTAGCAGTTGCATACCAACTTGAATGAAAGGTGGGTTGGAAAAGCTAGTTGCCCAATCAGGCAGAGGTTGATCATCTTCATCAGGTTTAGACTCTTCACCATTAGGCACCATGCGGCCACTAATGAATGCGTTGACGAGTTGATCCATAGTTATGAAATCATCCCTACCTTGCATAAAATCTTCACCTTCAGGTTCTTCAGGTTCTTCAGGTTCTTCGTTGTCATACCGGATAGCTTCGCAATCATCGCAATCACAACCACGTTGAGGTTTGGGTACGTTATCTCCAACAGGGGCATCAAAATCTGCAGCCATTGTTTGCATACCGTTGTAAATGTCTTGGATCTCATTGCCTGTTCGAGCATGCAAAAGAGCATTCTTGTATGATTGGATGAAGACGTTTCGAGTGTATTTGTTCATGGTATTACCTTTGGTTTGGGGTGGTTTGGTGTGGTTTGGTGATTATTTAGTCTTTCATCACCACAGTAATGCGAGCAGCAATTTCGACGGCTACTTGATCTTTCACCGCTTTTGTCACCATGTCTGAAGGACGGCCGCCGTACCCTACCAACTGCTTACGAATTGCTGCTGACACCATGTTGCTGATGACACTGCTGTTAAACATTTCACGGATAGCGCTTTCGGCAGATTCTCTCGCGGCTTCACGAGTCCACTGTTGGATGTCTGCTTTTGTGATCTGCAGCTCATTGAACATGAGGTTGCGGAACTCTTTGTATTTATCGTTGGCCATGACATGTGTTCTTTCTTGGTTCAGGAGAGGGAGTAGTTGGCTTCGAGAGGAGCAGCTGAGATGTCAGCATACTTGGTTACAGACATTTCTGAGCCAGATATTTGACTGACCAAATCAGCCAAGAGAGTGCTGCGGCCGATCTCATGTAGCAGCTGGTTGTACTGACGGCGCAGATCGTTGCCATAGTTAGGTAGGCACCGGAAGCAGTCGTGAATTGATAGGACTTTGAAGGGATTCTTAGGCATGGACTCGAGCAGCTCCCACAGTGCTTCGTTCTGCTCAGGCGAGAACGTTGCGATGTTGTCTGTGGTGACGTGATCGATGATACGTGCAGACAAGAAACCGGTCTTGTCAAAGTGAGCCAACAGCTTCCCAACCATTGAGATGTTTGTGGTGGATCCACATGATACCGGGAAGTTCTGATAGTTGACGCAAGCTTCCATGGCTCTCACTTTCATGGATGGCTCAAAGTTGCAGCGACGAAGGATCTCACGAACAAGCATGCCGTCGACGGAGTGTGTCAGGTTGGCAGAGAGACTACGTCCTTCCTCTACCGGGGCATTGACGAAGTAGGTTACTTCCTGGGGTGTGTTGTTGAACTGAACAGTCTCTTGCTGTTTGGCCATAACTTTGATGTGGACATGGAAGTTGTCAGGGAGAGTCCAGTCGTAGGTAAGAGCTTCTGGGTTCCACAGACCAAGCAGAGCTTTGTTGAGTTCCCAGATACCACCAGCATGCTCTTCCATGGTTTGGAAGAATGTCTGCAGCATCTCACCTTCACCGAAGATCTTCTTGGGCTCGGCTTTGGATCCATAGAGAGATGTCATGACAGCAGATTTGACATCAGTGTGTTTGATCTTGGAGATGTTGCCTGAGACTTTCTGGATCATGAACTCATAGATGTTCTTGTAGAAGTCTTCTCGATCACCTGTGTCGAAGATGTTGCACAGCTTTGCTGAGCTTTCACATCCGATCAGGAGAGCCAAGATCTGAGCACCGCTTGCAGTAGCATCCAAGCTGATAGGGTAGGCAACAGCTTTCCCTGCAATGGCTGTCTCGTAAGCTTTGACACCTGCATAGAAGAGGGCTGGCTCCTTGGCATCGATCAGCAGCTGAGGGTTCTTGAACTTTGGCTTTATGTTCTTGAGGCGAACCTGCTCAGGCAGTTCAAGGATTGCTTCTTCGTTCTCTGCAAACCATTCCAGACGCTTGTCCCAAGTCACTTTGCTGAGACCAAAGTTGGAGGCGATGTCGATTTTCAGGTATTCGATTCCTGTGTATTCTTGCATAGCCATGTCATATTCCTTTGAGGTCAGATTGGGTGTGGTGTGGTTTGTTATACAGTGCTGCGCCATTCGCCAATGTTCTGAAGGATAACGATACCGTCTTGAAGGCTCTTCCACAACTTAGGGCAGCGTGTAGGCATTTGGCTCAGTCCAGATCCGATGCCGCCTTCTGGCCAGACAACGTCCCATCCTTCTTTGAGAGGTTCTACCAGGACATAGAGGTCATCTTCGATCTTGTTCCAGATTTCATCATAACGCGCATCGGTGAAGAACGCAGAGTCGTGCAAGTAGGGGGAGAACTTGGTGGCGATACCAATGGCATTGGGCTCACCTCTCATCTCTTTAGCTTGGCCACCGTATCCTGCACGTTCGAGGTTGTCCCCGAAGACATAAAGCTTCCCAGGGTTGGCTTTGAGATCAGTACGCTTGATCCACTTTTGATAGACAATAGGCATGGTTCACTCCTGAAGTTTTAGCCAACGCTCTCCAGAATCTAGTTTCACGTTTCCGCGATCTGAATTTGGAAAGGTTGTGGCATCAAGTAGATCATAAGACCACTTACCAGCACACCAGAATTTAGCATTTTGATTATGCTGAATGACATACATTGGTTCACGGTGTGTCATGCTGCTTTGAACATGGGATACAGCACTTCGAGCTCACTCAAAGTCATCTGGTTCTCTTCGTCAGTCAGCTTCCGGGAAGAGGTAAAAGGTTTGCGTTTGATGCTTTCTGCACCTTTTGGTGTAGGCTCTTGATCCTCTTTGCGAGCGATCCATTTGCCAGCGAAGTTCTTTTGATAGAAGAAGAACATAGGGTTAATCCTTTGCTTTGTCAGCTTCGACTTTCAGCTCCATGAGCACATTGTTTAGCTCTTTATAGTCAAAGTTGCGATTGTGACCCAGCTGCCTGGGCATGAGCTGTTCGATGATAGTTAGGGCTCGCTCAGCGAGATTGGGATCCATTTTCAGATAACTCCTTAGTTTGGGCCGAACAATTTAGCGATGAGCCAGATCCAGAAGAACAGATCAAGGAAGAGAAACAATAGAAACAACCATTTATTTTGTTGTGTAACTTCTTCTGTTCCACGGGCTGCAGTGACTACCATGTACGTCATGAAATGGGAGAAGATGCCGACAGTAATGATGATGATGTTGATCATTTAGATAACTCCATGTTTTCTTGATCCAGTATCCGCCATTGCAAATCTATACCATATTCATTGACGAAATTGGATGCTTCTTCATATGTTTCAGGCAGCTCCAAGTCTTGATAATCTTCATAGACATCACGCATAAGAGCATTTTGTGCGCCAGTTTCAGTTTTGTGCATTGATGCTTGAATGCCTTCTGACTCACAGTAAGTTATTAGAATATGGCTCATCTTGGTTCACTCCGTGTTGATGATTTCACCTTCGGAAAAGTTTACAACAGCCTTGCACCAGTCATTTGACTGGTAATTTACGTGATAGCCAACTGAGTATGACCGACCACGCTTGTCGTATTTGTGGGTCAAGTAGAAGCGATTGCCTTGAGCCATGAGAGCTTCCAGCACGTCACGTGAAGACCGATCGTACTTCTGGAAAGCTCGGACACGCTTTTGGTATTCCTGCCGTGTCTCGCCTTCCTTGGGCTTGTCGAGGTTCTTCCACTGGTTCTGGATGAAGCTCACAACATCAGCATCGAGTGACAGAGGGATCTTGTTGGCTCTGTTGATGTGATCCAAGCAGATGTCATCATCGTGGTGATTGTTGCGTAGGATCAGAGATCCTTTGATTGTCTGGTATCCAGTTTGCTGGTTCCCGGTGACATGCTCCGGTTTGACGACCATAGGCAGAGGAAACTGAAACACATCGATCTTGGCCTGTACCGCGGGAGAGACTTGGTATTTGACGATCAGCTCCTGGGAATGCTCGTCGTTTTCTTCTTTGATGATCTGCTGCGAGTCCATGTAGTCCAGGTCACACATCTTGAAGATGAGGTCTGCAGCTCCCTGTAGGTCTTCATCAGGCGCCTTGGTTCGAGTGATGCCCAAGATAACGTTGACGTTGCAGCGCTTGCGCAGGGCCATCTCTGTGAGCACAGCCAGGCCAAAGACCTCGTCGATGCCGTCACGTATCAGGGCAGCCTCAAATCCACCTTCGATGAACTCATTACGAATGGTTGGCTTGAGCTGGTGCTTTGAATACATGAGCTCCAGTTCTGCTTGTGTGCATGTGTTGATGTTGATCTGACTTATCGGGGTCTCTGACAGGTCAGTGATAGCCTCGTGTATGTCTGAGGCTGTGTCTTCAGGGAAGGGTGGGAACACTTTTGAAGAGTCGTGGAAGTCTTCTTTTCGCATTGGATGTGTCATGCAGTTCTCCTGTTATCCCGCTCCTTTTCACCTTGTTAAGGTTAAGGTAGGGTTTTGCTAAATCAGAGGCTTGGGAGTGTTTTAGGGTTTAGGTACGGAAATCGGAGAGATTCACTCCAATTCACTCAAATTCACTAGTGAACAGTTAAGCTCACTCAAATTCACTCTGGGTTCACTCTTCGACCTGTCGATTATAGCCTGTTTTACAGCCATCCAAACCTAAAGGGAGCCTAAACAATGAGAGTGAATTCTGAGTGGATAGGAGTGAAATGGTGAGTGAAATAGTGTTCATTCGTGTTGACTAGTGATTAGGAAAGTGGTTCACTAATGTTCACTAATGTTCACTAATGTTCACTATACCACTGCTACTACAAAACCCGAAATTTCTCATGCGTTATGATGCGGAAGTTGTCTGACACCTGGCTTCGGAAAGATTTCCACTCATTTGGGATGGTTTCCTGGAAGAACTTCAGGATCGCATTCGCGAACTGTTTTTGGGTGGGGTAATGTCGGTTGTGGGTCACCTGCTGGTGCATGACGGCCCATAGTCGTTCAATAGGATTAAGGTGCGGACAATAGGGCGGCAGCTGGATCAGGTGGACCCTGCACTCGGACCTTGCGAGAAACGCCCTGACGTCTGGTCCTTTATGGTAGGCGGCGTTATCCCAGATCACATGAATGATGCGCTTGTCGGGGTTGCGGGCTTCGATCTTGGCGAGAAGCTGCGCGGCGCTGACCCTATCAACGGTGGTTGGCTCGACAAAGGGGGCATCGAAATTTTCAAGGTTGAGCGCGCCGTGGATGTTGACCCGCCCGCGCCCTGCGGTGGTCTTCACTGCTGGGTGAGAACCTTGTTTGACCCAACCGAAGGCGGGCTTTGTCTGATATTCGGGGAGCACTGCATCAGCAAAATAGACGGCTTCATCCTCGCCCAGATCGTTCAACAGGCGGGTGTAAAGCGCGATGAATTCCTCTTGCCTTTCCGCAGGGACAGCCCGTGGCAGGGCCTTGGGCTTGCAATACTCGAACCCCAACCGGGCCAGAAGCTTGATGCAGCCGGAGTGCGAATATTCCAACCCAACCTCAGAGGCGATGTGAGATCTGATCTCAACCGTTGAGCGGCAGAAGCGTCCTTCCAGCCAAGTGCATAATGCAGCTTCCTGTGCTGACGTCATGCGGGACTGGCCACCCTTCCAGCCATCGACGGCAAGCGCTTCCCAGCCGCTTTCGCGGTAGCGATTGTACCAGCCACGGATGGTGTCGTCGTCAAGGTAGAGAAATTCGGCAATCACCTGGCAGGACTTGCCGTCATCCAACAACAGGATCGCATTCGCCCGCCGCGCAATGCCATGATCCTCGCGCTGACTGCGAACGCAGGCCTCAAGCTCAAGGCGCTCTGTCGAGGAAAGAAAACCGGGACGGATCATAGGCATATCTGAATCGTTCCAAACCCAGCCGTCAAGACATCAAATTCGGCTTCCGCAGGAATCGGAGTATACCGTCTTTTTCACTAAAGACCTCAGCAGGTGTTCTCTAACCCAGACACTTGCCGGGTGTGAGGCTAGCAACTGGACCTGTCGCGCTTTCGTGCCGCCCCGGGTGCTTGTTTAAGCCACTTTCCGTTCGAATGCGACGGGGCTTTTCCAGCCTAATGCAGAGTGCCGCCGTCGTGGATTGTAGAAGCCATTAATGTGTAACTGCCCAGCATGTTTGGCCGCGCTGGTGGCAGAGTTCAATATTCAGCCGAGGCGCATTTCTGCGATCAACTGATCTGACGGTTTCATCAGGGTTTCGATGACAGACCAACCCTGCTTGCGCGCGGTGCATGTCACAGTGCGTAAGCTGCAGA